GTCATTTTCACATGCGAACCGATGCAAGTTGATTGGGTTGGCTTTGGAAATGATGCAGCAATCATCGGTGAAGAAATTAAGGCAATGCCTCAAAGCAAAATTGATGAAAACCGCAAACGCATCCTTAAAAAAGCTTATGACGCTGAAACTCTTGAGCAGGTTGATAAAGCGATTGCCAAGAAGAAGCCAGCATATGACGGCCAGCTCAATGCTATGGCAGATGTTACAGCGGTTGAGGTTCCTACTTACATCAATCGTGCTGGTGAGCAAATGCAGACAGAAATTAGCCGTCGTCAGGTTGCACCAGTCAACTTGATTCAAGCGGCAAAACAAATTCGTGGGCTTGTCGGTGATTTATGGACACCTGAATGCATGGCAGCACTTAAAAAGTCATATCCAAATGGCGAGGTTCCGCAAGACGTTATCCCTGAAATTGCAGAAGGCATCAAAGCTGCAACCCAAAAACCAAAATTACGAGTGGTTGGAGAGTAATCCATGAGCGCACTTAAACAATTGCTTAAACAACATGACATGACGCAAAGCTCGCTCTGCAAACCGCTGGGTGTAAGTACTGCAACTGTCAATTTATTTATCAATCACGGGTTATCCCCGAAGAAACGCGCTGCTGAGTTTAAAGCCCAATTTATTGAGCTTTTAAAGAACAAAGGCATTGCACCTGAAGACATTCAAAACGCATTAGATGCTGACCAATCCCACGCCAATAACGACCAAGCCTTGGATGGTGGGACTGACAGCACTACTCAACCGGAGGAAGAGCAACTCATGCTACTACGCAAACAAACCTTAACACCAGAAGCAAAACGAAAATTTAAGTTATTTAAAAATATCTTTACTGAAGAAATTCGTAATGCAACAGAATTTTATCAGGATTCAAACATCAATTATGCACGTGAAGCAGTTTGGCAAACTGTCAAAGGCAACAGCTCATTCATTGCATTAGTCGGTCAATCAGGTTCGGGTAAAACAACTATTCGTATGGAGACACATGATCGAGTAGAACGTGAGCGTGAACCTACCATCATTATTGAACCATATGTGATTGCTACAGAAGCTGATGACATCAAAGGGAAAACTTTAAAATCTTCACATATTGCTGAAGCAATTTTACGAGCATTGGCACCTAATACAAAAGCAATGCGTTCACCTGAAGCGCGTTTTCAGCAAATTCATAGCTTATTAAAAGAGTCTAGTCGAGCTGGATTACATCACACATTAATGATTGAGGAAGCACATAGCTTACCTATCCCAACTTTAAAACATCTCAAACGTTTTCTTGAACTCAAGAATGGTTTTACACCATTACTTTCTATTGTTTTGATTGGTCAGGATGAACTCAAAATCAAACTGGCTGAAAACAACCCAGAAGTTCGCGAAGTAGTTCAGCGCTGTGAAATTGTCACCCTTGAACCATTTACCCAAACCACGCTTATTGACTATTTACAGCACCGTTGCAAAGCAGCTGGACGTCAACTTTCTGACTTTATTGATGAGTCTGGCCTAGATGCTATTTGCACCAAGCTCACCCGCAATGTTGGTCGCAAGAACCATAGTGAAAGCCTTTTATATCCACTTGCAGTCGGCAACCTTTTAACAGGTGCATTAAACGTAGCTGCTGAGTTGGGTGTTGATGTCGTCACTGGTGACCTAGTCATGGAGGTATAGGTCATGAAATTTAATTTAAGAAATTTACTGATTGTGAACTTTGCAGTTTGGTTTTTTGCAGTCGCTGTAGTGATGGCTGTGCTAGGAGGCTGCAATGGATAAGACATACCTCGCTGTCTGGATTTGCATCACGATCATGATCGTTGCTTGTTCTGGTTTTGATGCATTAAGCAAATTTGGAGGTTGCAATGGCTGATTTTGCAGATGTAGCAAGCACTTTGTCTGAACAAGATTTAGACCATGCGCTTGCCAACATTAAACATTTTGACCAAGTCAGTAACTATGAATGTGAAGACTGTGGTGCCGAAATTCCAGAGCGTCGTCGCGCTCTGGGCAATGTAAAGCTTTGCATTGACTGTCAAACAGCAGTTGAAAGCAAATCCAAACATTTCCGAGGTGGTCTATGAACATCAAACAGAAGCGTGCTCAATTTGCGAAGGATATCGACAAATTAGTCAGCGGTGATTATGTGCTTGTTCCAAAAGAATCTGCTCAGTTTTGTGCAGAAAAAACTATTGACCATGTCCATGACAATATTCGTGAGTTTGGTGAAAACGCTGAACTTGAAGCCGAATGGAAAGCCCATGCTCATGCATTGATGGTTGCAACAGGTGACACACGCTATGAAAACTAGATGTCCAGCATGCGGAGCAACAAACAGCCTAGATGCCCTATTAGGGCATGGTGAAGCAAGCAAAGCTTTCGTTGCTTCACTAAATCTGGTTGGTGATTTAGCTACGCCACTGGTCAAGTACTTGGGAATGTTCCGCTCTCAAAATCGTGAGCTTACTTTTGAACGTACAGCTAAGTTACTTGGCGAAATTGCTGCGGATATTAATGCGCAGCAAATCAAACGTGGTCACCACAGTTACCCAGCTCCTAAAGCAGCATGGATCTGGGCAATCAACACAATGCTTGAGCGTCGTGACCAAGGCAAGTTGCAATTGCCTCTAAAAAACCACGGATATCTATATGAAGTGATCAGTTCATTCAAGCCAGAAAATGCGCCTGTACCAACAGAACGTCGAGATGCTGGACCACAAGCTAAAACTGAAGCTGAACGTGCAGCTGAGCAAGCAGAACATGAACGTCAAAAACATGAACGTCCAAACACCAACTTTAAAGAAATGATGGGCTTTGTCCAAATGAATGAGAAGCAGCCAGAACGTGGGCTGAAGAACATTCCAAAAGAACAACTTATGGCGCATGTCGTTAAACACAAGCAACCAGATGAAACTTTAGAACAGTGCTACCAACGCTTAAAAGCAGCTGAAACACAGGAGCAAACAAACTAATGCCACGTAAATCACTTAAAGAGCCACAACTTCAAAGTTGGGAAGCAGTTGATCAAACATTGGCACAAATGGCTGATATCAACCGTGACATCGCACTTGAAGAAGCTGCTTGTAATGAACAGGTCGACAAGCTCAAGGAAGCAACCAAACAACGTCTTAAACCGCTATTGGAACGAGTTAAGGCGTATGAACTTCAACTTAAAGAATTTTGTGATCACCGCAAAAATGAGTTTTTGCAAATCAAAAGTAAAAAGCTGACACACGGTTCGGTTGGCTACCGCTTATCAACCAGTGTGACTATTCCTGATCCTGTTTTTACTTGCCAGATGCTCAAGCAATTAAAGCTTGAACACTGCATCCGCACTAAAACCGAACCTGATAAGGAGTCAATCAAACAACTCACACCCGAACTAATCGCTGAAATTGGTGCAACTCTTAAACAGCGCAACAACTTTGGCTATGAAATTGAAACCGTTGATCCAGCAGCTACAGCTGCTCACTAAACCCACTGTCTGAGGCTATCAACATGTACCAGTTAAAGCACTTGAACCGCAACTAAATGATGATCCGCAAGCCCTGTTTGCAATCGTCCGTGATGACGACGTTTTAGTCGGTCATTTTTACCGCCACGAACATGCAGAAATTGCATGTGCAGCACTTAACCAAAATCAAGCAACTACTGAAGGAAATACTACCCATGAATAAATCTGACTTAATCGCAAACATCGCAATGGACGCTAATTTAACTAAATCACAGGCAGCAGCTGCACTACAAGCAGTGGAAGATGCAATCGCTGCTGCTTTAGCTGAAGGCGGAAGTGTTTCTTGGATTGGCTTCGGAACTTTTTCCGTAAAAGAACGCGCTGCGCGTACAGGCCGCAATCCTAAAACTGGCGAAGAGTTACAAATTGCTGCGGCAAAAGTACCTTCCTTCAAAGCAGGTAAAGCACTTAAAGAGGCTGTTAAGTAATGGCAACAAAAATTAAGGGCTTAGACATGCTTGAAAAGCACGGTTTAAGTGTTGTCCGTAAATACAACATTTGCGGATGGTTCGAGTATCACGTTTTGAATGAGGCTGGTCAGAGAATTTCACGGCATACAGTTCAACAACGTGCAATTGATATAGCTCTGAACACGCTTCAAGCATAAGCGAAACACAGGCATTCGTGCCTGTGTCTGCTGGATGTCGTGATCCAGTACTGATGAGCAGCGAGAACATAATGATCAGTATCGAAGATTTAGAAAAGTTACCACCTGAAGTGATTGAGAGCATTAAGGAGACAACATAATGAGTATGACCCGTGAAGAAGCAATTCTAAAAATCAAAAAATGTTTAGCATTGGCTAAATCAGCCAATGAAAATGAAGCAGCAATTGCACTACGTCAAGCGCAGTCTTTGATGCGCGAATTTCAGATTGATCCTGATCTGCTCGATATCGTTGAGGCTAGCTGCGAAAGTAAAGCAACAAAGATACCGCAAGCTTGGGAAGCTAGTTTAGTTATGACAATTGCTAGAGCTATGCAGTGCAAACCTATTTTTAGTTCTGGCAGTAGAACTTGGGGCATTAAAGCTTCATGGACATTTATTGGTGTCGATCCAGCACCAGAAGTTGCTTCTTATACTTTTGATGTCTTATATCGCCAAGTGATTCGTTCAAGAAAAAGCTTTATTGAAAACAGTTTAAAACGTGTGACGGTTAAAAAAAATAAGGTGCGTCGTGCGGATTTATTTTGTGAAGGTTGGGTGGATTCAGTTAAGCATTTAATAACTGATTTAGATATTGAAGTTCCAGCAAATACCAATGAACGTATTAAAAAACATATGGATAAAGCTCATGGAAAGCTTGGTTCATTTACGCCTAAAGACCGCAATAAAGGCAAAGCTTTCAATGATAGAGCAGCTAATGATTATCATGCGGGTAAACAATCTGGGAAATCAGCAAAGCTTAATCAAGCAATGAATGGTGGCAAACAATTTGAAAAGTTGGGAGCACCTACATGAATGAATTGCTGAATTGGGCAACAGTACTCGCTTACTTTACGGTCTTTCTAATGGGCTTAGGTTCTTGCTTTAAAGAGGCTAAATTGGCGTGGACCACTCGAAACAAAACTGGCTTAACTATATTTGAGAAACGTTCATATAAATTTAAAGCAGGTGCATCAATCACATTGGCTTTTCTAGCAATTATAGGTTTGTTCCAAGCTTTCCAAGGGACGGTGTGAGATGGGTGAGTTTTTGCTAGGTTTCATCATAGCGTGGGCATTATGCCATCGTTATTCCCACATCATGATTGCAAATGAATGTGAACGTCTAGGCGGATTTTTCGTCGGCGAAAAAACCTATTTATGTAATCAAATAATTGATAACTCACAGGATAAATCTACACCTGAAGCAATTATTGAAGCAGAGAAAGGTGCAAAAAATGAAATTCAATAAAAAAGCCAATCTGATCAAGCTAATCCATGTTGGTAAAACAAAACTTGGTTTAGATGATGAGCTTTATCGAGACATTCTTATTAGCACTACTGGTAAAACCAGTTCAAAAGATTTGAATCTAGCACAGCTTGAAGCTGTGCTGGATCGGTTCAAACAACTTGGCTTTGAAGTTGAATCAAAAAATAAATCTGGCGTTAAGAACTTAGCAAGTGATGCGCAAAGCAAATTGATTCGTCATTTATGGTTGCAACTACATTCAGCTGGTCAAGTTAGAAATAAAGATGAAAAAGCTTTAGCAAAATTTGTAGAGAACAAAGTTGGTGTGAGTGCATTGCAATTTATGAGCAGCCACCACGCAGACATGATCATTACTCACTTACGTCAATGGTGCAAACGTTGCGGCATTGAAAGAACAGAACAATAAGAAAGTAAAAACCCCAGTGCGCCAACACTGAGGTTTTTAATTCCGCCAACCCATACAAGTAAGAGGAAAAATATATCTAGGACTGCTAAATCTTAACATGGGATAACAGCGGGAGCAATTATGGTTTATCGTCCTCACATTACCGACGCACAACAATTATTTTCAGATGAAGAACTCATTGCACTTATGCCTAAAAACTTTGCATTTGTGGCGAAGCTTATTGGCATAAAACCAGCTTTGAGTCTTATTGAGAGCTATGGCGGCATACTAGTTTTTGTACCCCATAAACATGCTTTAGGCATTCATCACGAGCTATCACAGATCATTGGTTATTCTAAGCTACAGTTGCTCTCAGAGCACTTAGGGAACAATTCAATAGAAGTACCTATGGCAACTACAATCACAATTGCAATGCGTAATAGAACTATTCGTGAAATGGCAGCAAAAAAAGAAAGCCGCTCTAAAATCGCCCGCAAATTTGGCGTGACAATCAGAACGATCCGTCATATCGTAAATGGTGAAGAAAAGCTTAAATTTAATTTAGACCAGAATCTGGATTTATTCGAATAAAAAAGCGGACTAAAAGCCCGCTTTTTCTATTTCACAGTATGAAAAATCTTTTCAAACTTCATCCCACTTAGTCCCATCTTATCCCACAAAATCCCACAATTATCTCATCACTCTTATATATTTATATTATTAGGTATCAATAGCTTCTCCTAACAACAAAACTATTTTTACCTGGTCTAATACATTAGAAGACTGCTTTTTAATAATTTTTAAATTTCGGTGAAACTATAGAAAAGTAGGTATAATTTTGCTCGACTGTCCGCAAATCTTTGTTAGATTTCTCC